GCAAGTATGCCGCCAATCCCTTGATTGCCAGCTTCCGCTTGCAGCGTCTTTGCTAATAATTCTCTGTCACTTAGTGTCATATTAGAGGAACGCATAAAGTAAAGTTGCAGGGTTAAACGGTGTGCTAGTTGTGCTTGTCGTACTATACGGTGTTTGGCTCATAATCTGAGACATTGCACCCAAGCCAGACAGAGGCGCACCAGTTGCTTGACCGAATTGCTGCTTCTGCAAGTCGAGTAAGCGCTGCTGCAAGCTGCGTTGGAATGCTGCCTGTTGACCAATCTCCTGCTGAATCTGACGACCTTGACCGAATAGCTGCTGACCAAGCCCACCAAGACCTGCTGCGCCTGCTTGCTGTATGCCTGCGCCAGACAATGCGGCCTGTTGATTTGCAAGAGATGCTTGCTGCTGCAAGTTTGCCTGCTGAAGTGCGCGCTGCTGTTGCTGCCCAATGTCGTATTGAGCCGCGCCAAGGGCTTGCTGATATGCCTTCTCGCGCTGCTGCGCTGCAAAGTCGCCAGCCATACGGCCATATTCGCCCATTGTTACGCCCTCAGCAACGCCCTGACGAGAGCCGCCAAATGCGCCTGCCGCACTAGCCTGCGCACCAAGTCTATTCATGGCTTGCTCACGTTGGCGTGCAATATCTGCCTGACCACGTTCAATGACTTGTTGAGTGTAGGGCGACATATATTGCCCTATATCAGCTTGAGCCATAGTTCCAACTGGACCTATTTGCGCAGCTTGAGAAGTGGGCGCTTGGAAGCCTGCCAGTCCACCATAAGCCTGACCTGCTTGTGTTTGATAACCTTGCGCCTGCTGGAAAACATTAGGGCCAGACGGCTGCACCATAGCAGGCGCTGCTGGCTGCACCATAGCAGGCGCTGCTGGCTGTGGAGCAGGGGTTGGGGCTGGTTGCCCAAATCTGCGGATTTCACTTAGTGGACGCAGTATACCTGTGTCATCGTAGCCCATGCCTGCGGGTGGCTTTTGCGGACCTGTTAGCGGCATTGTTGTTTGCTGTGATCCTGATTTGCCCATTATGAGCCTCCTTTAATCGCGGATACCACACGACCCGCAAGGTACATTTGCGGCTCTAAAATGCTGCAGATAACTTTACCAATAAAGCTACTTTTTGACTTGCCTTTAGTTAAGACATACCTCAAGTGCTTTGTTCGCTTCTTGGCTGCATAAGCGCCAACTTTTGTAATCAGCTTGCTTTTCTTCATTCCCAAAACAAATGGCTTAAACACTGCATGATACCCGATCTCATGGTATGGGGTTAGATGCTTTTTCTGGTAGACATACCAAGTTTTCATTGCATCCGACCAATCATCTAACTTTGTTTGACGATACATTTCTGTGCAAACGATAGACTTTCCGCCCTCCCCACCTTCGCCGTCCCCGTGTTGTGGGCCAATGGGTATAGAAGTATTGCCTATGTCTATAGAGTAACCTTTGTTAGTTGGCCCAAGCGGATCAAACTCATTTGGATCGTAGAAGCTGTCATCTACACTTGCATAACCAACGCCTGGGAACCCCTCTGAGCTGCTGCCAGTTCCAACTGCTGTCTGAGCAGGTCCGATGGTTGTGGGATTTGGGTTATAATTAGGGTTTGCCGCGCCAGTAATCGGGTCAAACCGACCTAGATTTGCAAAGAACTCATACTGATCTGGGCGTGTCTCTTTTAGACGCTCAAGTGCAGAAAAGTAAGCTGGTGCAGTTGTGTATCCAGTTATGCCGCCAGATGTTGCTGTATCCACACCAGACATGCTCATTGCAGCAGGCGCTGCTAAACCAAATGCCGATGCCATACCGCCTACGTTCTGCGCCATAGCTTGCTCGTATGGATTGATTGCTGCAACCTCTGGGCCAAAGTAAGGCAAGTAGCCCATTTCTTTGATTTTTTTTGCTTCCTCAACAGCTAATTTGCCAGCTTCTTCCATATACGCTGGTATCTTGTTTTCTGTGGTGCTTCTACTGCCCATGTCAGAACTCCAAATGCATTGTTACAGAGTGAGGCTTCCAGCCAATCTTCTCCAAAGGTTTTTGCCATCCAAAACGACCATCAAATGTGGCAAATGAACAGCCTTGCAATTTCGCCCATTCTTTCACACTTTCAGTCATTTGTAAAATTTCATCCAATTCACCACCAGCAAGAAAGACATGCAAAGCGTTTCTATCGTGATATACCACGATTTCCGTTACAATGCATCCTCGCTCTGCAGGCCATAACTGCATTTTACCAGAGCGTATGCCCTCGCAAACCTCTGCCCAAGTGTTTAGATTACCTGAACGCTTTAGTGCTTTCTTGATCCAAGGCTTGCAGCGCTCTAGCGGATTTATGCCTGCGTGCGCATTCATCCGTGCATCCTCGTTATATGCAACGTAGTTGCTGGTGCTGCTGGAGAAAATGATGTCGCCGCAGACGCATCTAGTGAGCCGCTTGTGCTATCTACCGCCCACATGACTTGCAAGTAGTCACCTGCTGATACATCAAACTTTGCAGAACGAGATACAACCACTGTCGCGTCATTTTGGTGCAGCGAGTAAATGATTGTGTTGTTGGTTGCGTCTGTGCCGTTTAGGCGAGGCCAAAAGTAGAATTTGACCGTGCTAGATGACGATGAAGCAATCTGCGCTGAGAACATCACAAGATACTCACCCGCTTCGTTAAACACGATTTTACTGTTATCTGTCGCGTCCCGATCTATACCAACATTTCCAGTTGGCGCATCGTATGTAATTGCATAAGCTGTATCTGCCGCAGCCGCTGTAACATCTGTTGTGCGGTAAAATGATGCGTGACCATCCTCTAAGATGATTTGCACAAACGCGCCATCCTTGGATACAACGGGATAACCGTTTTCGTCATCCCACAAGATAACGCCGTTCTCTGATGGATTGTCGTCTGCCGTCTTGAAGTACAAGCGCGGAAGCTGCCTGCGTAAGTATGCAGTTAGGTTATTGCCCCAAGCCTTTACGTTATCGCCAATTGGAGGTAGGACAGGTGCAGCCATTACCTACGCCCACCCGCTTTTGCGTCTACCCGCATTGTACCAACACGCCACGCTGCGTAAGGTGCGTCACCCTCTACGCGCATTCTGATCTGACGACCTGAGAAACGCACGGCAGTCGGGCTAGACGGCGTATACGGCCCATGCGTGTATTCTGTGTCGTTGGGGTAGTATCTGCTCTTGAAGGTAACATCTACATCGCCCTGCGTCTTTTCGTCAGGGATCAAGTCTGTAACTTGCATGATGCTATCGCCGTTGCCAATGCTGATCGGGCCGCTTTCTGCGAATACAGATTGCTCTGTTCCGCTAACTGCATAGGAAAGGCCAACTTCGTGGTCATACATTGCTCCGTTTGCGTCCATCAACATTGGGTACTCAAAAACGCCGCGTGACGCGCCAGTTGTGCGGGATAGGTTGCCGATAAGCCAATGGTTCTCTTTAAAGTCAAACGCTACATAGCGGTCTATTTCAGTGCTATCCGATGAACAGTAAAACCACCAGATTTCGCCAAACTGCCCGTTGGTGAACGCCCATGTCTTACTTTTCTGTGAGGTGTTGATGTCGTTGAAAACATAATCGTGGACATCACACGGTATCTCAGAAACCAAGTTACCATCAAAACGGTAGAACCCACCGTTGCCCATCCAGAACACACCCATGTCAACGTCTGCCGCTGCCTTGCGTGAAATAATACCGCAAGATGTGCCAACACGCTCAAAGCCATACACATAGGGTGGGCCAATGTATCGTGCTGTATGCGCGTCAATGTCTGTGATGATTAGCGTCTGACCGCGTGTACGAACTGCCGTTTCAATCTGGCCTGACGTTTGCAATTCAATGTCACCAGCTTCGTTTGTTGCGGCAGGTGTCCACAAAGTGTTATTTTCACGGTCACACCACTGCACCTTGCGTGGGTTTGCGCCTGCACCTAATGCAAAGATAAAGCGTTCTTCTGTGACGACTAAGCCAAGGTTGTTTGTAGGCGCGTTTGCAATCACCGCTGCGTCTGATGATGCGCCAAGCTGCCACTCTAGCAAACGTCCGTCTGCCGTAGAACACGCGACAAGGTATTCACCCCAGTTATCCAGCGACCATGTGGTTGCAGCAACTAGGTTGCCAGTGTCAGGACGCGGTGTGCCGTATGTACCCGCACCGTAAAAACCATAACCGTAGCCAATGTTGACCGCAGCATCCTCTGAACCCGCTGTTAGGTCAGTTGGAGCAATGTCGTATGCAGTGCCACCAGAAACGACTGCGAATAGCTCGTTATACGATCCCGCTGCAACGTAGCGTGTGCCGTTGTTGCTCTCCCAAGTATGCATTCCACGCGGTGCGTTTGTCGTAATGCTGGCGATGTTCTCATTCACACGCCAGCCGCCGATAGGACGCAAAGAACCGTCACGCCAGCGAACAAGTGAGCCATCACGCCAACGACCAGATGCATCTAGCTCCGTACCTGTGCGGTAGAAGCCTGCGGGGATTTTAAGCGGTATGAGAGCCATGCGCGTTACTCTGGTTTAGTGGGCCAGTTGATGGTGTTTGGAAAGCCTGCTTGCTGTGGAACGTTGAGCAAATCAGTGCGGTACTGCGTCCATTCGTTTTGTTTTGCAGTTGTTAAGTCTGCCCAGCGTAGAGGGTTGGTGACGATTGGGTCTACTTCATCGCGTAATTTAAAGTCACGCATTCCACGCACCTCAAGCGAAAGCGCCTCTGTTTTTCGTGCAGTATCTTCAACCCATGTATCACCTACGCGGTCATGGAATGGTGATGGACGAGCGTCTACTTCGGATGCACCTTCAGGTAAGGGCGGCATAGGGTCATTACCACTGTCTTGCACAATGTATTCACCTGATGCGTCTATGATATGTCTAAAAGCCATCTTGTGATTATCCTTTACTATGCAAGTTTAGCTTGAAAATTAAAAGAGGAACCGTTGACGTAAAAGTAGTGATTAGGGGGAACCACAAAGTATATCGGAATATTTTCACCACTGTCACCGTCACGCATATCAAGCGTTACATAACTGCTAGTGCTAGTGCCTACACGCACTGTGCCAGACTGACCACTGCCTTGGCGAACATGCCACAATTCTGCTTTAGAACTTGAGTTTTGATACCAAGTTTGAACACTTATGCTTGTTGTTTGCCAAGACTGAGAAACACCAAAAGTCTGAGATGTTGTTGCGTATCCACTAAGTGAGCTACTTGTCAAATAGCCCTGCGATGAGTGATCGCCCCAGCCATACGCCGTGTTCCAGTTGGATTGGCTTGACGTTGCTGGGATGCTGTAACCTGATTGCAGCGAAACTGCCAGTGTGCCTGACGTTGTGATTGGCGATCCGCTAACAGTCAAGCCAGTTGGCACTGTCATCGCAACGCTTGTGACTGAGCCAGAACCTACAGAGGCATTGATGTACGTTTTGAGATCGCTCATAGCGACCTGCTTCATAGTGCCTGCGTCATTAAACACAACGCGGTCAGCATCAACAACAGTTGTAGATGTTGCAGCCGTGTCGCCGTCTAAAGTGTTAAGCTCATCCGCTGTAGCTGTTACGCCATAAAGGATGTTTAGCTCTGCCGCAGTTGACGTAACCGCAACGCCGCCAACTTTCCAACCCGATCCCAGATTAGGCGTAATCGCGTTCGTACCGTCAGCATTGCTATTTATCTCTAGGACAATATCGTCCAGCGCGGTATTGATGGTTGTACCCCAACTATCCTCAGAACCGCCTACCGTGGGTTTGGTTACTGTTAAAACCATCTAAATCTCCTATGCAGCTTCTGACCATGTGTCGGTTGGGTCAGTAACATCAGTCCATATATCTGTTGGCTCCGCAGCTTCCGTCCAAGTGTCGCTACTTGCCGATTGAGTTGTCCATACACTATCATCATCCGCCTGTTCTGTCCAACTGTCGGTTAGAGGTTCTTGATAATCCCAAGTAAATCGTGCTGGCAGCGTAGGGACACCAGCAGTGATGTCTACAACTGTCAGCGCATATTCTTGGAAGAATGGTAGCGTATCAACGACAGGTTGCGGCTCTAGCGCAACTGGGAAGAAGTTAGAGATAACCGCGACAGTCGCGCTGCCTACTGTAGGCGCGGCAAGTGTAATTTCGTCTGCGTCAAAGTTAGATATAATTGACGCGCTAACGTCATCAAACGTAGGTGCGCCAGACGTAATTTCGTCAGCGGCAAGTACATCTGTGAATTGCGTTGTTGCGGTGTCAACGACAGGTGTTGCGGTTATGCTGTTTGCAGAGAAATTGTAAACAACGATGACATTCGCGCTATCAACGGCAGGAGCGCCAGACGTAATCTCCGCCGCTGGGATTGTTTCATCCTCAAAAACAGGCGCAGTATCAACGACAGGTATTCCTGCCGTAATGCTATCCACGACAATAGATACTGGAAGGCCTAAGTTTACATTATCATCTGCCAGAGGCGTTTTTGAGAGTGCGTTAAAACCTAGCATTACTGTATCCCCAGAAATAATGTGTCGTCAGGCGTGTAGTAGTTCGCTGTAAGATAGTTGCCGATGATATACGCTATTCTAATTATTTCGCCGCCTGTCCAAGTGCGCGAGGGGCTTCTGCAAAGGCTACAGTATGGGACTATTGCACCACTCGTTTCTCTATACATATAATATGTATCTAAACTTTGAGACACTGTTTTCTCGCCAAGGGTCATAGGGGAACTAGGTTGCGCAATTCCATCAACTGCGCCCGTATCATTTGAACTAGTAGAGGTTGCAAGAGTGAAGCGATCAGCCGTAGCGCCATTTACTACATTTACTGTGTAAGTATAATTTGATGCAGCTTGAGAGGGTGTTATATTTACTCCAGAGCCAATTGCCCCAAAGTTATATTCAGAAGTGTGCGTAGTCCACCCTTGGCCATTATTGGATGCGCCGAACCACCACTGCTGATTTATTGATGTCCCGCTTGCGTTTAATACTTGGATACACGCGATTGGAACATCATTATAAAATGATGTAGCGCCAGTTGCCTTGTGAATTAAGTACAGCCTTCCCGTTCCGCTATAATTCTGCTGAACTTCGCTGACGCTGTAATTTGAACTCGTATCGCTTGCACTGTCATTATTTTGAAACTCTGCCACAGAGTAGAATGCATTATATAAGTCCTCGCCCGCCGCAGCACCCCCAGCAGATGCAGCCATCTGCATTCTGCGAGCCGTCATACTCATGCCATTGCATCCCCAGCTTGGAAGCCGTACCAAGTTGTCCCGCCATCATAGGTTGTGAATGCGAGTAAATCAGTTTCCGTGGACGCTGGCGCGTCAGGTGCAGTGCCGCCAGCCCAATCAACAGATGCGGGATAGGTGATAGTGTGCGTACCGCCAGCAGTCAACTTTAGTGTAAAGCTGTAAGCCGTACCGCTTGTCGGAGGGTTGCTAAAAGTGAATGTTGTGTTGCCGCTTGTTGTTAAAGCAAAGAAGTTGCCAGTTTCGCAATCAACTGTAACGGCAGTGCCAGACAGTGCGCTGTAGGTTTCATTAACGCTGTCGGCAATAAATTCACCAGTTATGCTGACATCGCCAGTATGTGTCGGCTGCACAATACCGCCGCGCGGAAACGTGACAGCCGCGTCACCGCTGCCATCTTCACCAGTTACAATAATTGCGCCGTTTTGCGTTTCAAGTTTTAGTGGCATATCGCGCCCCTATTCTGGTTTCACAGGCCAATCTTCGTCACTGAGGTGCGGCCAATTTGCATGATTAGTTATATCACGCAGCGCCTGTCGATAGCTAGTCATTGCCGCATTCATAGTTACGTCAGTTAGCGCAAAGTAATCTGTTTCAGCCAGCAATTCGTTTCTTTTAAATCTGTTTTTGTCAGCCACACGCTGATCGTACTGATCTATTTCATCTTGCGATTTATTGATAACCGCCCAGCCAATTGACCAAGAACCGCCAGAAAGACTTGGTGATTGACGCTCAATTTTTTGCGTCCTTAAATCATAACTTGGCGCATCTTCTTCCCCTACAGGATAAACCCCAAACTCTGGCAATCCAGCCTCTGAGATTTTTTTTGGAAAACTTGTGTTTGGGTTATCTTTACGCAAGTCTCCAATGGTATATGGGAATTTCTGCACTTGTCCGTTTTGTGTTTTGACATAGGCCATAGTTCTGTCTCCTTACGGCGTGATTTCAAAAAATTCTTCGGTAAGAACGGCGGCTTGGTCTGTCAGCACTGCTGCGGCATCTGTCAGCACTGCGGGTGCATCAGTTAAAACTGCTGCGGCATCGGTCAATCCTGCTACTGCGAATGTAAGGACTGCATCCTCATAGACTAGACTCCCGTAAGTTCCGTCGCCAGTTCCGTCAGGGGGAAGTTTAGCCACTAAGACGTCATTACCCCCAGCGCCATCTGAGGGAGTGTAAGCAGTAACAATAATATTGTCTGAAGAGTCTATAGCTACTCCTTGACCATAGTCACTGCTAGCTCCACCTAGAGTTTTGTCCCACAAAAGTGTGCCAGATGAACTGCATTTAGCCACTAAGACATCCTGACCCCCAGCGCCATCTGAGGGAGTGACACCAACAACAATAATATTGTCTGAAGAGTCTATAGCTACTCCATAGCCACTTTCTTGCCCAGTTCCACCTAGAGTCCTCTGCCATAAAAGTGTGCCAGATGAATTGTATTTAACCACTAAGACGTCATTACCCCCAGCACCATCTGAGGCAGTGTAACCAACAACAATAATATTTTCTGAAGAGTCTATAGCTACTCCTCGACCATAGTCACTGCTACCTCCACCTAGAGTTTTGTCCCATTGAAGTGTACCAGAAGAATTGTATTTAGCCACTAAGACGTCATTACCCCCAGCGCCATCTGAGCCAGTGTGACCAACAACAATAATATTGTCTGAAGAGTCTATAGCTACTCCATAGCCAATGTCATTATTTGCCCCACCTAGAGTTCTGTCCCATTGAAGTGTACCAGAAGAATTGTATTTAGCCACTAAGACGTCAAAGTTTCCAGCACCATCTGAGCCAGTGTAACCAACAACAATAATATTGTCTGAAGAGTCTATAGCTACTACAAAGCCAAGGTCATTCGAAGCTCCACCTAGAGTTCTGTCCCACAAAAGTGTGCCAGATGAATTGTATTTAACCACTAAGACGTCAAGTTCTCCAGCACCATCTGATTGAGTGTAACCAGTAACAATAATATTGTCTGAAGAGTCTATAGCTACTCCTTGACCATAGTCAGCGTTAGCTCCACCTAGAGTTTTGTCCCATAAAAGTGTGCCAGATGAATCGTATTTAGCCACTAAGGCGTCATCAGTCCCAGCACCATCTGAGTTAGTGTAACCAGTAACAATAATATTGTCTGAAGAGTCTATAGCTACTCCCCTGCCAACGTCAACTGAAGTTCCACCTAACAGGTTTATCCAATAGCTATCAACACCACCTGCACCAGCAGCAGCTTCAAGAAGTTTTTTCTTAGTCGCCATAACCTACCCCAATGCCTGACCAGCCGTGAAGCCATACCAAGTTGTGCCGCCATCACGGGTGTAAAACACAAACAAATCTTTCGCAGATGCCGTTGCAGTTAGCGTAGGCGCGGTTGCGCTGGGCCAATCAACAGATGTGGGCCAAGTTACCGTGTAGCCTGACGCAGACGCATCCTGAATTATCTCAATGCTAAACGTATATGCAGTGCCAGAGGCTGGTGGGTTGCTAAACGTGAAAGTTGTATTTTCAGTCAGCGTGTGGCTAAACGAGTTTGCGTTTTCGCAGTCAACAGTAGTTGCGTTTGATGTAGACGTAACGGCCTCGTAACGCTCGTTGTAGCTATCAACAACTAACTCGCCAGCGTGATCTTGCCCCACGATTGGGCTGCGCGGAACTGTAATATCAACATTGCCCACGCCATCCTCTGGCGTAAGCGTTACTGAGCCATTTGTTGAGTTAATTTTAAGGGGCATTTCCTATCTCCTAAAATGGCCTTTTCTCAGTGTAATTGTTTATCACAAGCTGCGCGTCTGTCGGGATCGTCAAAGTAACGCCATCCGCAATGGTAAAGCCCTTACCCGTGTCAAACTCAACCCCGCTATCCAGTGTGCGATCTGCATCTAATGTACTTGTGACGTAGCCATACACTTCCTCAACGCCAGCAGTAATAAACAACTCTGCGGTGCCAGATAAGTTCAACAGCGACCCTGTAGAACTTTCCATTAGCGTGCGCGTCAGGGTTGTCCCAGTTGAACTATATAAGCCGTAGCCAATCTCCCAATCGTCACCATCCTCAATCGTGTAGCGCACAGTATCTCCATCAGCTACACCGCCATCCGCGAACGTCTGATAGCCTGTAGAGGCTGCGCCAAGCGTTACAGTGCCTGTGCCTGTGGTTGCCGTAGCGACCTTAACTCTATTGGCTAGTACGACCATGCTGCACCTTATGCTGGATCAGGGATTTCTACGTCAAACGTAGCAACTGTGAATGTATTGCCAGACACAACCGCCTGCGATGTTGTCAGCGAACCTGTGCAAAGCAGGCGTGTCGCAGATACGTCTGTGATCGCGTAATGCGTTGCTGTGCCTGAACCTGTCACTGAGCCATCTGTGATTGCTGCGCAGGCTGTTTTGCGGCCTGACGTGTCACCGTCCTCTGGCGCACCAAACGATACTGAGGTGCTATTGCCTAGCGTATAGGTGCTTGTCGCCTCTGTGTATGTCGTAGGCTCCTGTGAGCAAATGTCTATGCGATCTGCCTCTAAGTCCAGCTTGGACAGTGCGGCGTCTAGCACATAATCTGAAATTGTTGCCATGTCTTTCTCCTAGAATGTGTTGACCTGCATCCGCAAGCCTGAGCCGCCAAACTTGGCTTTTTCGTTGTTACTATTGATACCATCAATCGCACTTTGGTACAACGATGCCCAAACTGTCGTGCGCTGATCGTCAACCAAGTAAGGCGCAGAATGCATCAAAGCACCATACAAATACGCATCTGGAAAGTATTGCAAAATCCAGTTTGAGGTATTGCTATCGTCCAATGGTGTGGTGCGTGCGTAGTAATATAGCTCACCTGTGTAGGCGCTGTCTGGCGTAGGCCAAACTTCAAGCTGACCCGCAATCACAGAATAATACTTTGGCCTACCTGTCGTGTCCGCGCCACCTCTACGATAAGACTGCAGCGCTAATGGCGTGACTAGCTCAATGGGGCGCTCATCTACATCTAGGTGAAAGCGCACAGCCTCCATAAAACCACTGGGCAACTGAGTATATCTTGCGTCGATTGCCGCTGTGCTGCGCTGCTCCATACGCCAGTGGCGCACTTTGCGATCCATGTCAGCCTCTGCAAGACTGATGAAATCAGGAATAACACTCGTAAGATCATCGCGGTTCAGCCAGTTGGCGATTGCTGTCTTTAGTTCTGCGTAGGTTGTAATAGCCATTACCACTTAACCTTATCTGCCCAATATGCGGCGCTCATCTTGCCCTTGGCAATGTTTTTAGCGTGCCTTGCCTTAAACGACTTAGCACGCTTTGT